CATAAATTCAATAAATACAAAATTAACCGATGTAAGTTATACAACAGGAAGCACGACAATCGGAAACACTCTAAACCTTACCAATCTTAATTTTACTGATAAACTCAACACTTTTTTAAAATTAGACGTGGATAATGTTTTTACACAATGTGCGAGTTTATCTTCAAACTGTCAAAACCAAATAAACGATGCGATTAGTAAAGCAAATTCAGCACAGGGTAAAGCAGATACGGCAAAAACTAACGCAGATAATGCACAAGGAACAGCGAATACAGCATTAGCATTAGCAGGAACAGCAAATGCAGCAGCAATAGCAGCAGCAGGAATAGCAACAGGAGCAGCAGCAACAGCAGCAGGGGCGGTGTCAGTCAATACGACACAACAAACTGAGATAGACGATTTACAGGCAGATGTTATAACATTACAGGCAAAAACATCACAAATTTCATACAGTCCAACAACTTTAAGAACAACATTAGGACAAACCACAAACATATTACAGGCAGAAATTGGTGAATTGATTTCAGGACTAAACCAAACAACGCAAGACCAAATTACATTTGCTGGTCTATTGCGCTGTAATAATCGGGTTGAGATAAATAACACTTTAGAACTTATAAACAATAACAGCATTATTGTAGAAGGTATTATAAACCAAGATAATGCGAATCCTCCAAATAACGCAGTAAATCAATTTCAAGCGTCGGTAAATTTCAATGGTAATTGTATTTTTACTAATACTTCAACAACTATAAACGCAACAACAACACAAATTGGAGTAAATGCGGTTTCCACTTTAAATTGTAATGCCACAGCAATATTTGGTGGAGATATTTCAATGGGTAGCACTAAAAATCTGACACTAAAAAACATAGTTCCTATTCTACTCAATGATATTTATTTCGGTGGTGAAGCGAATGCCTATTTAAACGATGATGTTGTCTTTAATATGAAAATTGAAGCAAATAGGCCAGTGCAAATAAATAACACACTTCAGGTTGGTACTACAATAAACAGAAACACATTTAATTCATATACAACCACAACTATATTAGATGCTAATAGTAGTATGACTTTAACAACACCAACTATACAAATAACAGCCCCTTTAGTTTCTATAGGTCAAGCAGACGCAACAAGCATAACTTTAAACAGTTCAGGTGTGTATATAGGACGATTACTTGGATCAAATTATTTATATGGAACGACTTACGTCCAGAACTTGTATTCTGCTTCTGGAATTTTAGGTATGGCGGGACAAGTCTTTCAACAATTTTAAGAAATAAAATAAAAATCTTTTAGTAAATAAATAATAAAAATGTCTTTCCCTACTTGGAATTCTGATCCGTCTTGGAATAAAATCACATCTTCTTATTTTCGTGATAATATTGATCTCAGTGGAAATTTCATTATACGAAACGGGACAATAAGAAGTCCAAATAATACAATTGAATTTGACGACACATTCGGGTTTATTAATTTTGATAATGCGAGTTTTTTCGGACAGTTGAAAAATACATATGATTCAATTGAATACGACGTCGGTGAAAGGATTTCAAAAATTGATGCTTTGGAAGATTTAGCCCCAATCGTTTCAGATTCCGCTTTTAAACTTACGGGATTATATTGGGATGCTTCTCTAAGTTCTACAGTTTTCACAAATAATGTAAGTTTTCCAAATGGTTCAATTTCCAGTCTTGCGATTAATAACAGTTCATTTGTAGCATTATCAGGAGCACAAACCATAGACGGAGCAAAAACTTTTAATACGGCACCAACAATGAGCGGAGCAAATATATCAGCGGGAAGCATACCAGTTGCACGAGTTAGCGGCACTGCTGTGAATCTTTCAACCGCACAAAGCATCACAGGTGTGAAAACTTTTACAGTAGCGCAAACGTTTCAAAATAACATAAGATTGGACGGTAGTTTATTACTATCAGCAGGAACTATCACGCTAACAAATTCAGATATGCAGAAGATTTCTTTTTTAAATACAGCAACGAGCAACATACAAACGCAAATAAACACATTGACAACTAATTCGGTTTCATTATCAGCGTCAAACGTATTTAGTGGTGCAACTAATACTTTTACAAATAATATTCAGGTAGATGGGTCTTTATTACTATCAGCAGGAACTATCACGCTAACAAATTCAGATATGCAGAAGATTGCTTTTTTAAATACAGCAACGAGCAACATACAAACACAAATCAATAACCTCAATGGTGTCAGTTTGTCAGCGTCCAACGTATTCACAGGAGCAACGAATCAGTTTTCTAACAGTATTAGACTGGATGGGACTTTAGTACTAAACGCAAACACTTTAACTTTAACAAATGACAACCTTACACGAATCCAATATTTATCAGGGGTGTCAAGTAGTGTAAGCACATCCATTACAAATATAAACACATCTGTTTCAACGCTAAACACAAAAACAACGAAAATGAGTTATATGAGTGTCGGCGGAATAAATACCACGACAATTTTAGATGGGTTAATCAGTCAAACTTTTTCCTTTACTGGAACAATTAATAATATTTCAACAGCAACGTTTGGATATATTTCAGGATTGACATCATCAGCACAATCACAAATTACAACTTTGGCGACAAAATTAACAAATACAAGTTATTCAGGAACAACGACAACGATTTCAAATTCTCTTGTTTTTACTGGAACACTTAACACTATAACCACTACAGTCTTTGGATATTTATCAGGTGTATCAAGTTCAATTCAGAATCAATTAAACACTCTTTCTACAAATTTGGCAACAACTACAACAAGCGCAAATGAAGCAAAACAAAGAACGACAGATATAGAGTTCAGTGATATTGGTGGAAACCAGACAACAATTTCAAATAAGTGTGTTTTGGATGGTGAAGTGGTTTTCAATACGGATTTAAACAATATCACGCCAACAACTTTTGGATATTTGGCGAATTGTAGTTCTAACATTCAAACCCAACTGGATTCAAAATTAACTGTTATACCAGGAACTATTTTTCAGCATAGTGCAGGAACTTTACAAGAATTCTTCCCATATAAGTTTTTATTATGCAACGGACAATCAGTTTCAAGAACTGAATATGCAAATTTATTTCAGTGGATTGGGACTTCATTTGGTAGTGTAAATAGTAGCAGTTTTAATGTGCCTGATTATAGGTGCTGCTTCCTTCGTATGTATTCAAGTACGACAAGAGTAGTAAATGGGGTTAATTATGCTACAAATGCAATAAATACAATTCAATCGGATTCCTTAGAAGCGCACGTACATTCTTCAAATTTGACGGGGACATATTTAAACTCTACCACAACAAACGGCACACATTTTACAGCTGGGGCAAATAGATATAACACAACGAGCTTTCCCGAATTTACTGGAGGAGTATCATCATCACACAGAACTTCAACAGAGACCCGCCCTTTAAATTATAGTGTGTATTTTTATATCTCGTGCTAAATAAACCATAATAATAAAGATGGGTAATTTCAAAACTTAAATTTATTTTCTTTAGAGACTTTATAAAAAAAATAAAATAAATAAATGGACGGAGCTGACGCAATCAAATACATTTTAAAAAATAACATTGAAGGTGTAATCGTAGAATGTGGGGTGTGTTATGGTTTATTTGAATATATTTGGATTAAAGAACTGATCGAACACAATGAAGTGCGAGACATTTATCTATATGATACGTTTAAGGGATGCACTGAACCAACGATCTACGATTACACAACTGAGACGGCTACAATTTACAAATTAAATCAACGTGAAACTTATGACTGGTGGCGTAATTGCAAAATTACTGATGACGTCAATGGGATGTGTTATTGTCCTTTAGAAAAAGTAAAGGAAAATCTTGAGGGACTTGGTTATGATAATACGAAATTGCATTATGTTGAAGGTGATGTATTAGAAACATTAAAAGATAAATCAACGATTCCAGAAAAAATTGCAATTCTGAGATTAGACACAGACTGGTATGAATCAAGTAAATATGAACTGGAACAAATGTACGACAATGTCGTAGAAGGCGGTGTCATTATTTTTGACGATTATTTACACTGGGACGGGCAACGTCGTGCAACTGATGAATTTTTCTTAGAACGTGGATTAACATACGATCACGTAAATATCGGAAATGGAAAAACCACTGCAATAATAAAAAAATGTTAATATATAATAAAGATGCCATTTTATGATGAATTCGGGGATTCGTTTTGGCTAACTCTTGCGGGTTTGCTTATTGGCGCTTTTGGTTTATCCATTCGTTTTTGCTATCGTTCCAAATGCTACAAAATTGAATGCGGTTGCTTAAAGATCTACAGAGATACAGAAGACGAAAAAGAAATAGACGAAATGATAATAGAAACACACGGAGAAGAAGAAGAAGACGATGAGGAAAAAAATATGTAGCTAATATAAATGCCAATAATAAACAATCCAGCTTTATATGATAAGGCTAAGAAGTTAGCCGATGAAGTTTATGCAAAGCCTTCAGCTTATAAGTCAGGCTTTATTGTTAAGAAATATAAATCTTTAGGTGGAACTTATTCAAATGATAGCAATCCCAAAAATCTGAAAAGATGGTATGAAGAAAATTGGCGAGATGTTGGGAATAAATCTTATCCTACGTTTCGCCCTACAAAAAGAATAAATAAAAAAACGCCATTGTTAGCGAGTGAAATAAAACCGTCTAATTTGGAAAAACAAATAAAGTTGAAACAGATCTACAAGGGAAAAAGAAATCTGCCGAAATTCGTAGAAAAATAAAAAATAAAATAAACTTATAAAGTAAAATGAACGTTTCTAAATTTCTGAAATTCGTAGATTTGTCCCGTGATGAAAATGAAAAGGAAATCATAAAGAAAGCTTTAAGCGATTATGTAGAAAAATACAAACGACCAGAGCAGCAAAATTCACAGGCTTTTATTTATCGTATTGTATGCAATGATGAAAACATTGATGATTGTTATGTAGGCCATACTTTCAAGCCTATATGCATGCGAGCGTATCATCATAGAAAGACGTGTGAAAATCAAGGATATAGATATCACAATAAAAAGCTTTATAGGTTTATCCGTGCTAATGGTGGATTTGATAACTTTACGGTGGAGATTATTGAATGCGGAATAATGGATAAATTGGGAGCAAGAATTCGGGAACAGTTTTGGATCGACAATTATAATCCTACACTAAATAAAATAGACTCACAAAGAAAATGATTTCGCAAGTTATTAAGAGCGACAGAAAGGGAAAGAAATATAAGGCAATCCTTACAGACGGAAAAGAGATCCATTTTGGTTCAGATGTTTCAGAAACATACTTAGACCACAAGGATAAAAATAAGCGTGCGAATTATTTAAAGCGTCATCTTGCTAATCCCGTAGAAAATAGGAGGGTTGAAAATCTTGTAATGTCTCCCGCTTTACTATCCACATATTTATTATGGAATACTCCGAGCCTTGAAAAAAATATTGAAATATTAAATAAAGAACTACGAAAGAAATAAATGGCAGGATTTCACACAAAAACATTTACAATACACGATGACTATATGACCCCCAAATATGCTTGGGAAAATATTAGGGAATATATTCCAACTGACAAGGTTATATGGGAACCTTTTTACGGTAATGGAGAAAGTGGGAAATTTTTAGAAGAGTTAGGGTTTGAAGTGATTCATAAGTCTGTGGATTTTTTTGAAAATGATTTAGGTGAAATCATAGTTTCAAATCCCCCATTTTCACAATCCAAGAATATTCTCAAAAGATTGAAGGAACTGGATAAGCCTTTCATTATAATTATGCCAGTCTCAAAAATCGCCACTTCATATTTTAGGGAAAACTTTAGCGGAACAGATATTCAAATAATGGTGCCAAGAAAAAGAATTCAATTTGTTAAACTTGTTAATGGTAAGCAAATAGATGGAATGAAGAATGCTTGCAATTTTGATTGTTTTTATTACTGCTACAAAATAAACTTACCAAATTCCATAACTTGGCTTCCTTAGTTTATTTAGGCATTTTGAAACTTATATAAATATTATAAAGACCCAGAGACTTAGAAAGTCCCAAAAAGACCCAAAGGCCCGCTGAGACCCGCAATTTTATAGATATCTTCACGAGGGAGGAAAATAGGAAATACTTTTGAAAAAGCGGGACTCGGCGGGACTCGGGACTTTTTTGGGACTCTTGGAAATCTTTAGGAAAGTTTTAAAAATCAACGTTTTTTTTATTCGTTCATTTTCTGAAAAAAAAATAACTTAAAGAAATAAAACAGTTATAAGTATAAATAAACAAACAACCAAAAATGCCATCTGAAATCAAAATCCAATGCGAATGCGGACACACGACACCTATTTCCAAGTCAAATATTTCAGCCCACAGAAAAACAAAAGTACATCTTAAGAATATGTCAGCGATTGGAAACAATCCACAGACAGAATTGGAAAACACGATCATTTGTTCTGAAGTTGTTATCAAGAATAAACCCGAAAAAATCGTAAAGCCAAAATGCATTGTTTGCAATAAAAGACAAATCTCAAAAGATAGCTTAAGATCTCGCAAACAGAAATGCAATAAATGTTGGAATCAATATATGAACGAAAAATATTTCCCAAAGAATAAGAAAGAAGAAGAGGAAGAAGAGGAACAAGAGGAAGAAGAGGAACAAGAGGAAGACGTCAAACCAGTTGAAGAAGTTATTGAGATTATTGAAGACGTTAAACCAGTTAAGACTTTCAGCATATCTTTCAATTTTGACTTTACTTTTTTGGAAGAGGCAGAAGAAGAATACATAAAAAAGAATTATACTATTAAGACGGTTAAGCCAGTAGAAGAAATTGTCAAAGCAGTTGAAGAAATGATCCAGACTATTGAAGTAAAA